TCCCGAACCATCAATTCCCACGCCGTACCGTTGTAGATGTAGGCGTACCCATTGTCGGTGTCGCGGTAGCAGTGGTTAACCACCTCCCAGCTTGGATCGGGAGAGGCCGCGTCGCCGTGCCAGACAATCGAAAGACCATCTTCACCATCAGCACCATTGGCCCCGTCCACACCGTCTACAGTCATCTGATACCACGTACCTGACTGGTAGACGTAGCTCTTGCCATCGGTGGAGTTGTAGTAGGCCCACCCATTCGATGGACTGGCAGGGTGGCTCGCGTAGGTGCCTTGCCAGACGATCGAGGTTCCATCCGTTCCATCGACCCCCGCCGCCCCATCAGCACCGTCTGCCCCATCGACGCCCGCCACGCGGAACGGTGTCCCCCATGTCCCACTGCTGGCATCAGCGGCTGTTTTCTGCGACAACCACACCACCGCAGAGGTCGCGTTCGTGTGCCAGCCTCCCGTGGTTCCATCGCCCGTAGGCGTCGAAGGCGGGTTATCGTATGCGTTGTCGTGGTACGTAATGAAGACGCTCAATCCGTCTGCGCCGTCGGATCCCGCCGCCCCATCGGTTCCATCCGACCCATCGTACACCATCGGCTCCCACGCGGTGCCGTTGTAGATGTAGATGATCCCGTCGTCGGTGTCTCGGTAGGCATGATTCGTTGCAGGGCTTGCCGGCGGACTGGACGATTCGCCTCGCCAGACAATGGACAGACCATCCTCTCCGTCAGCACCGTTGGCACCATCGACCCCATCGGCGGTCATCTGATACCATGCGGAATCGTGGTAGATGTAGCTCTTGCCGTCCGTTGAATTGCGGTAGGCCCAGCCTTCCTCCGGAGAGGCCGGGTGGGCAGTCAGCGTCCCCTGCCACTCCACGAGATAGCCGTCGGGCTGATCGGTAATGTTTACACCCCATGTTGCCCCAACGGTCGCCCCCGCCTCGATATTGTAGAGCTTCACGTCGTCGGACGTCATCAGGACGCCCGGCTGGAAGTACGCCACGCCGCCATCGTTGATGCAGAAGACGTACCGCTCGTAGCCCGCCAGGTCCGCCAGGTCGTCGGTGTGCTGGAGGTATCGCGGGTCGCCGATGTTCGGGTCGAAGTAGATGTACTTGTCCGTCGTGCCGACCGCATCGTCCTCGATCGGACACCAGACGCCCTTGTACTTGATCCCCGCCCCACTGCACGTCCACGTCACCTTGTCCACGCCGTTGCCGGTGAAGCTCAGGCCCTCCCACAGGACCGTGTCCACCGCGCTGTTGCCATCCGCCCGATCCGCCGCCACCGCCTGTGCCGTGGTCGGCAGCAGGCTCGGCGCAATCCCCCCTTTGGTCTGGCTGTAGGTCTTGGCCTCGATCTTCGGCGCTTCCTCGTCGTCGGTGTAGTAGTCCGTCGTGTACTGCGCCGCCTGGATCAACACCTGCCCGTTGCCCGCACGCTCGAAGCCCTTGACTCGGTACAGGTCGATCACCTTGACCTCTTCCCCGAACGTGAACAGGTCATTGACATCCGGCGTGTATTCCCACGTGCCGGAGATCGTCACGATGTCATCGTCGTCCCCGGACACCGACACCACCTCGTACAGCGTCAGCCGCTCCGCTGTCCCATCATGCGTGCGGATCAGCAACCCATAGTCCCCGGCCCCCATCGTCACAGGCTTATCGACCTTCACCCCGTCTGCGTAGACCTCCACAATCCGACCGCCGATAGCCCGTTGGAGGGAGGGATGCTGCACGTACACGATGTCGCCCAGATTCGTGTAGATGGCATCGAGGCACGCGGGAATCTCCACCATGCGCTTCATGTACTGGTTGACCCGAAGCTGCCGGCTGGCGTACCGCCACACCCTTGACCGTTTCGTGTGCCCGAAGCAGTCCAGACTCGCCGGGATGTCCTGCGCCGCCCCCTGCAACGGTACAGGCCAGGATTCTGCGCCGTAGTCACCCGTTTCGTCGTAGAACTCCGCATCGTAGACCGTCGCCGCCTCCGATGTGTCGATCCACGTCTCACTGAACCCCTCTCGCAGGTTCGAGACGTTGAACATCTGCACGGGCGTGCCCGGCTTGTCGATCACCACGCCGATCTGGTTGCCCCGGAAGTACGGCATCGCACAGGCGCTTCTGAGCACGCGGATAGCCTGATCCCACGTAGACCCCTCTTCATCGAAGACGCCGTTGAAGACAAACCGCTTCTCCGTCCCCCCGGCCTCGTCGGACACCATCGTGTCGCACCAGTCCGCCAGGGCCACAAAGTCGTCGAGCACCAGATAGCTCGGGTCCAGTCTCCGGTACGACTCCACCGCATACGGCACCGAATCGCCATTGCCCTTGATAACCGGACGGGTCAGGACGTCATACGCCACCCACGCCGGATTGTCCGACCACTCGATGCTCCAGGTGGAAGTCGCATCGTCGTACACCCGGACCAGCTTGCCCTTGATCTTGACGTAGTAGTCGATCGCGCCGGAGATGTACTTGCTCGCTGCCGCCCCGATAGCGGTGTATGCCAAACCAGGGTGCTTCTGTGCCGTGGTGAACGCACACTGGATGCAGTCGAAGTAGAAGTCGTCGGCGTGGTCGTGGTGCCGACTGTTGTTGCGGGTCACCCCCACCTCGTAGGTCGTCCCCGCCACCAGCGTAAATGCCGATCCGCCCGTGTAGGTCTCGTCAAACCACCGATGAATCCGTACCGGCTGCTTCGTGTCTCCCCAAATCTCTTCATCGGCCAGCGTGTGCCACACCCCACCCGCTTCGCGAATGCGGATCGTCGCACCCACCATCGTAGCTACGTGGTCGCCGTCCTTCTCGATCCTCGTGAACCCGTTCGGGAACCGCAGCACCACCGCCGCCCGGTCACACTTGACCGCCGTGAACGTGGCCGTCACTTCGTTGGCCCCTCCCGTTGGGTCATCGCAGAGCTGGTTGACCGGAATCTCGAACGCATCCGGCACGCTGGACGCCGCCTGATCGTCTGTGCCAGTGAAGTGCTCCAGCACGAAGTCATCGGAGCCTGCGTATTGCTGCGGGTCTTTGCCGTTCAACCGCTCGGTGCCCGCCACCACCCCGTCAATCGGGCCGTCGCTGTAGGCGATCTTCAACCAGTACAGATCGGTGGCATAGTCCACCTGGGTCTCTTTGTTGAACCAATTGATTTCCGTGACGATCTCGCTGGTCGCGTAAGAGCAAATCACGTTGCCCCTAACCCCATACGTCCCGTAGACCAAGGGCACAAAGCTGCCCACCCGCTGCGTCGTCACCGGGTCCCAGGTGTAGTGCTGACTACGGTCTTTGGAGCCCTCGCCCGGCCCCACCAAGGCATTGAGCGCCAGCGCGCCGCCCATCATAATCGCCGCCTTCGCCAGACTGTAGGTCATCATGGTCGATGAAGTGGCGGTCCCGGCAGCGATGGAGGCAGAGGCCGTCGGTCCCATCAGTGCCGCAGCAGCGTACGGAGCAAGCACGGCTAAAGCAACCATCCCTACCATCATCAATCCCTGCTCGCCCTCTCCCATGATCGGTCGAATCACAAGCTGATTGACCGGACCCGGCACCAGGTCCCAGTCGGCCGGATCGACCGCCTCCCCTTCCAGGAACGCCTGCACCTGGACATCCCGGCCCTCGGTGATGTCCTGTTCGATGATTTGGCGTAAGCTGCGCCCATCGCACCGCACGAACTGCCACGCCCGCTTGGTGGTCATCGGCGTGAGCATGATGATCGTTTCGAGGTAGCTTCTGGGCCACCAGTACCCGTCGATCGTGTCCCGCCACGGTCTGCGACTCAAAGGCTCGGCAATCACCTTGCCCGCCGCCCGGCCCGGACAGTGCAGGAACAGGTTGTCATTCGGCAACACCACGCCGATGTGCGCATTGAGGTCTTTGCCCGAGAACGTCACCAGCGACCAGGGCCGCGGCCAGTCCAGTCGCACGTAGTCAGTCTGCTGCTGCTCGTACACCGGCCGGGAATCCTTGGGGTCCACCTTGCCGATCTCGGGGATGTCGACACCGATCCGCCCCATGAACGCCTTGACCAACCCGTAGCAGTCGTAGGCGTCCGGCCCCGTCGCCATGCGCCGGTAGGGTTTGCCCAGGAAGTCGGCGAGAATCGCGTCAAGCTCTTTCTGCGTGAACCGGATCATGCGTACCGCACCGCCTCTCTCCGCAGGCTCAACGGGCCTCCGTAGTTGCCGGGGAACATATCTCTCGCCACGCAGTCATCCGGGTTGCGGTTGCACGTGGTCAACGCGCCGGTGTACCCGCACCGCGTAGACTTGAACTTGTGCCGACAGGAATGGGGATTGAACCGATCCTCCGGCACCCGATACCGCACGGACGACGACACCCCCAGCATGAACGACACATCCGGCCAGCGGTTCTCCGTCCCCACGATGGTCATGCTCACCGCGTCGTCACTGTAGTCCTCGGCCAGGTAGTCCGTGTTGACCTGCACAAAGCTGATCGTCCCTCCGATCAAGCCGCTGGACGTCCGCATGTAGTCCTGGAGCGCATACCCGACGTTGGTCACGGTCATGGTCAACTCGGGGATCTCTCCTTCAGAGTCGCACGTGAACCCACCGATGGAGAAGTTGAACGCTGTGTACGTGTTGCCCCCGTAGCTGACGTCTTCGGTGTTCGCCGCATACCGCAGCGTGCCGCCGCTGTTGGGCAGCGTCACCGTCAACAGCCACACCCACGCCCCCGGCTGGGAAAGCTGGTTCTTCAGCGCCGTCAAATTGGCTGGCATCTGTGGCATTACGTGTACGTCCCTATCGCCTCAAGGAAGTTGATCTCCACCCGCCACGTGGCCTGCCCATCGCCTTCGAGGGTGGATTTCGGCTTGTCCGTGAAATGCACGAAGTACGCCGTGCTGTTGGTCGGGTCCGTGAACTTGATCGGGATCGCGCCGCACCCGGCGCTGTCTTCCCAGAATGCGTCCAGGGTCTCCTTGTTCGCGTTGCTCAACTGGCTGTAGACAAACGACCACCGCAGCGGAATCTTGGTCTTGGTCTTGACCACCAGATAGGCCCCGTCCTCCAATGGACTGCGCTGCGTTGGGTCCATAGCCGGCTCGCGGACAAAGCCCTCTTCGTCCGGGTTGACGCCGAGACTGGGATACACAGGTTGCGCCATGGGCTACCTCCGCCGATTCGCCCGCGACATCGGGCCGTTGTTGCGCTTGTCCTTGAGCACCACGCCCACGATCATCCGTCGCCCGTCGAACTGCACCTCGGTCTGCTGTGCCTCCACCTGGGCGGACGACTGGTTCTGGATGTTGAACACCGGCTGCGGCAGCACCGTCACCGGCGAGACTCCCGCTGGTAGTACCGTTTCGTTCTTCTGCAAAATCGCCGGGTACTCGTCCCACCGCAACCCGTTGTGTAGCCGTGGAGCACCGGCAAAGACGCTCCACGGAACATCCCTCACGGCAGATGGCGATGTCCCAACCCGCCACCCACTGTGCGCCACCGGCGTCTGGTAGCTGATGTCCGTCGCCCCCATCGGCACATCCGTCGCCGCCGGCGTGCCACCGAAGTAGTCCACGAATGCCCTGCTGATACTCCTGGACAACGGCTCTGTGATCTGCTGGCGGAGGATCATCCGGGCCACATCTCTCCACAGGGCATCCAGCGCCTGCCGGGCATCCTGCGCCCCCACCGCGATGTCCTCGAAGGCCCGCCCCCACGTATCGCCGAACTGCTCCCCCAAATCCACGAGCCGCTTGCGCTTCTCCAGGCGGTCCAGTTGTTCCTCGTACTCCACCAGTCTGGCTCTGGCCTCCGCGGTCCCGTCGCCGTACGCCTCCATGACCGCCGCCTCGTACTCCACCATCTTCGCGGCCCGCTCATGGCTGTCTTCCAGGCGGCCGATGATCTGCATTTCCTTGACCAGTTCGGCATTGAGCCGCTCCACCTTGTCGCGGGCGTCCAGTGTCGACTCGGACAGTTCCTCCATCCCCTCGCCGCCGATCAGGCCCCCTTCCCGCACCCGTCGACCGTAGGTGGGCATCCCGGTTTCCAC